TACCTTAATAGCAGGCTTAAAATCCTGTAATCGTAAAGGTGAGTTAGCATTATCTATTGTATTCTCTAAAGCAGCAGCGTTATTTAATCCAGCAAACGCATAGTTAGGAACTGTTGTATCGTCTTCGGGTTGACCATAGTTAATGTTAGGATAAACTATTGAACCACTAAATAAATTACCTGTCCAAGAACCAGTTACATTAGCAGCATTAAAAGTATGGTCGTAAGCACTCCAATCAAAAATAGGGTCATTTAATGATTTATTTTGTAAACGATATTTGAAATCAATGGTCTCATTGACCACAACTACGTTGTAAATCACATAACCTTCTTGGTCAGTAATAATATTTTTAATGTATAACTTACCAGTAAATGTTTCTTGACCATCACTTAATACCTGACAGTCAACACTATTTTGCAATGCTACAGCTGGTGTAGCACCTAAGTTATATAAGTTACCGAAGAATTGGTTAGCATTATTATCACCCGCAATAGCAAACTCCTGAGATGAGATACCAAACGATACCCCAATTTCAGTGTTTTCAATAGCTGAGATATCTAACCTAAGGTCAATATCCTCAATAGGCTGTAAATCAGCTACTTGTCTTTTTTCGTTTGTTACTCTTAATATAATCATTATAGACGTGCGTTTGGCTGATTAGCAGGCTGGAATTCTACAACGTATTGGAATGTAGTTTGAGTACGTGGATTTGTTTTTTCTACTAGTTCTACTGAACCAATAACTATTGGAAAAAATTCAGTACCTATTTGTTGAAATACATTTGTTGAGAAAAATAATTCCTTTAACCAATCAGCTTCTTCTTGTGTTAACCAATTTGAATTAACAACTACTCTTTGAGTTAATTTATTATAGAATTGCTTTGCACCCCTACGTTCCTTATTGTAAGCAACAGTAGAAGTAGGTGTAGAATAATCAACAAACGTTTGTGTGTATTGTTCACGTTGTATAGCAGTTGTTTTATCTGTTTGAAGAGTAAATGTATAATAATCCCAAACACCAAATTCGTTTTTCCAAGCGAATCTAACACCATCATATCCGCATTGTGGACCTTGAACAATGTATCTGTAAGCACCCCATGAACCTGAGTAGTTAACACTATTAATACCTGCTGTTAATTGTGGATGAAAAGTAACATCGTAATAAGCAGTACCTGCAGGTGGAACTCCTGTGTTATCATTATCTTCAATATTTTGATAACCAACACCAGCTGTAACTAGTTGTGTAGCTTCACTTTGAGATGTTGAAGCAGTAGACCAACCAACATTACCTGTTCTAGGACCACCTCCATTTTGAGTTACGTTTTTATCATCAAAATCACCTAGTAAACTTCCTGTAGCATCATAAAATTTAAAATCTACAGTGTATATGTCTTGAGCTAACGTGGTACTTCCGTCAAAATTCCCGTTTATAAACGATAACGTTGCGTATTCACCAACTTGTATGCTTTGAGTAGTAGGCGCGTTAGTCAACGCACTTTGTGAAGTAAAAGTAACTGCAGTATTTACTGTTTGAGGATTGAAATATGAGCTTGAAGGCCAATTCCAATTTACCTTATCGTATGGGTCTACTAAACCATTTAAAAAATAATAATAATTACTACCAGAGACAGCAGGAACACCTACAACATTATTACCATTGTATTGAATAGCAGCACCTGAAATAGACGAAGCATATTCTTCACCAAATTTAACTTTAAATCGTTTTGCTGAACCTGTGTTTACAGTCCATTCAGGAGTTTTCCAATTATTATCAGTATCTAAATAATTAGAAACAATCTGCCCCATATCAAATACTCCATAACTACTTGGGTTAGGTTGTTGTTTAATAAGTTGGAGAGAAAAACCACTACCTATTGAGGCACTATATTCTAAAGAAGCAATATATTGGTATTGTGGTGCTGATGATGAGTTAGAGGATACGGTGAACACAAGATTGTTGTTCGCCATATTAGGTGATGTAGGTTGTTGAGAAATAGTTATAGCCATTTTATTTCAGTGCTGCTGATTTATTGATTGATTGTTGTAGACTAAATGTTATATCTAATGCTGCTGAGGTTGCTATACCTTGTAGATTTTTTTCTATTGTGTAATTTAATGCTGGTAGGATAAATGGATAAGCCTTTCTAAAACGCTGTCCTCCTTTTTTAATATTTTTAGCAACAGCCCAAGCAAATTGTTCTACTGTAAATCCCTTAGGTGGTTTAATACGTTTTAATTTAATCCATTGTTCTATTGCTCGAACTGGGGGTTGTCCCCCACTTTTACGTTCTGCTCCATCATCTACCCATTCACCATATTTTAACATGGTAACTGGTATTACTATTCTGTCTGGACTTATTTGAGCGGGTTGTACTTTAATAGAGTTTTTTAATCTACCTGTTACATCATTACCATTCTTTTCAAGAGTAGCTTGCGCATACTTTTGATAGTCAAGAGCTACTTTTTCTAACTCCTCGGTTAATGCTATAAATTTAACAGGTTGAACAGCCATTTTATCCGTTTTGTGCGAGTGAAGGGAACGCACAGTAATCTAATACTGCCGTATCTGTGAAATTAAGTACAGCAACCCAACCATAAGCCCTATCATTGAATGCTTCATCGACTGGAGTAATGTTTTGTAGTGTAATAAATTCTGTTCTCTGAACATCACCTAAGTTAAACCAAGAAATAATATCGTAAATGTATTGTTCTGTATTTGATTTGATTTGTAGTGGTGAGGCATTCTTTAGATTAGGAACATCTAACGAATACAATTCAAATGTGAGGGTACGTGTACCTGAAACACCATTAGCATTTAAATTAATACCTGGTGAGGTTAATGGACGTAGGAATATATACGGATATTTTACATTTTGTGAACTAGCATCTAAATAGTCAAGAGCACCTTCAGCAAATGATTTAATTGCTAAATGTTCAGCACACGATGATGAAAATTCATTTACTATATCAAAATACGTTTTCATAGTCCAGGCTCGTCAGGAAATAATAGTTCAGTCTCTACCTTAGGTATTTTTTTAGTTGGTTTTTCCTCAAGCATTTTTTCTAATTCTGCTTTGGAAATCATGTGAATAGCTGCAATTTGGTTTAAATTGTATCCTTCAGCTAACATTAATTTTAATTTATCTTGTGTCATCGTATTTTATATGAGGTTTGTTGTGCTGCCTTTTGAGCTTTAATCATTTCTTTATTATAATCACTGTCTATAGCTAGATAATTTAAGGCAAACACAAAGTTTAAATCTGTAATGCTTTTATCCCCTGTGATGTTAAGGATGGAAGTCTTTGATAAGTGATAAATTGTCGCAAACCATCCCCAATGTTCACTGTAAGAAGCTCCTTCACTTTGTTCATCATCTCCTTCTTCTGTTTTCTGTTGTGGGGTAAAGAGACTTGCGTACTTAGAAAGGAGCTGCTTGCGAGTACTAAAAAAAAAGACATCGCACCCATTGCAAATGATACTGGGATGTTCTTCATAATTTCAGCACGTTCAGCTCTAATATTGGAATCGTATTTTTCTGTCTGGTAGTACTTAAATAGGTTTTCTACTTCACCAAATCCAATTTTAAATGTTTTAACTACATTCCACTTAATACTATTGAATGAATGGTGTGTGATTGGACGATACAAAATAGCCATGATTCCTTCCATGTTTGCTTCGGTATCTTTAGCAAGTGTTTCAAGATCAACATGCTCACCAATATTTAACTTACTAACTGGATTAAACCCGTATAGAACACCATCTATCTCTATAATTGGATAGAATTTAGCATCTACATCTTTAAATGATTCTAGTATTGATATGTAAGTATCTTGAATATCTTGTGGTTTGCTTTGCCTAATTTCCTCGGCATCAACACCACTTAAATAAGATATAAAATCTACCATCTTAGTATTATTAGTTCCCTTATCCAGGGACTTAAAATACTTCCAGTTTTTAATACTTAAATATTCAGGTATGTTTAATTTTAATTCCATATGTGTATAAATACGTGTGTATCCAATTTTAGTCTCTTAAATAGAAAAAACCCCCTACGTAAATGTCAATAAACCATAGGGGGAAAAACACGTCAAGGGGAGAGCGTGGTATGACGATATGTTTTTTTTATATAACTAAATCAATCGATTATTAGCCATAATATACGAACGAGATTACCTATTGGCAAGTTTACTTTCTATTTTCTGTGCTATTTTATAATCTCCTGAAATACCATATTCGGTGAATGCCATTGCAATCCCTAGTACTTCAGTAAGGGAACATTTCATACCCTGACCATTGACATAATCAACTGCTGCCTTCAATGATGATTGACGAACAATAGATTCGTGTGTAGTGTTATTCTGGTAACTCATTATTTTTTAGGTTTTAAAGTGAACCATATAATGGTAATTAAACTAACTAATACTAATATTTTCATTATTTCTCTTCCTCAATAATTACGTTAAACGAACCCATAATAGTGAAGCTATTGTTACTATCCATATAATTGATTTCTACACCTTCAGAACCGAAGCGTGTTTGTGGGCGTGATGATGAGATGAATGTACGCATTACATCTCCTTTTGTTGATACTAATTGTGTTTTAAACATAACTTTTATTTTTTATTTTGATTTAATTTACGCTTAGCTAAATCATTAGCAAGACGATTTTTAAGTTGGTTAACATCTACACCTTCGAAACCATCGAAGTCCATTACATTATCTAACCAATTGCGGTATACTTGTGATACTTCTTTTTTAATTTGTGACATTTTTCCTTTGTTGTTTTAATTATTAATTATACGTGAATATACGAACGAATTTTTGCTTAACCAAAAAAATCAAACTCATCATTAATATTTTTACCTGACTTTAGGTTATTAATAATAATCTCTAACTTTTCAATATCATCCCAATAAGCAACTCCACCTTGAAACTCAATATTGTTAAGTGTTATTTCTAAACGTTCAGCAATAGTTTGGGGTTTGTAGTTTTTAAAAAAGTTATCTACCCATTCTTTACCACCAATCTCTACTTCTTTTCCTTCGATTTCAATTGTTTTTTTCATGACCTTTATTTCCTTTGTTGTTTTTGTTTTTAATTATACGTGAATATACGAACGTATATTCGTATATCCAAACCTAACCCAAAAATCTATTAAAATCTGATTTGAATATTGGCATTCCATTTTCAACTGAGATGGGTTCATCAGGTTTACTGAAACATCTATCATACACTTGTTTAATTAAATGTTCGGCTTCACCTGATTCCATCATTAACTGAGTTACTTGTTGAGCGAAATCAGTGTTTGAGTCACATCCCATTCTAACCCATTTCTCCTGATAGTTGGGTAAAATAAAGATATGGAATGTTTCCTTAGTGCCAATAATTTTAGATACTATAGCATTTTCATCTACTGGATTACCATTATAGTGAGATACAATCTCTATATCATACAGATCCAATTTATTATTTTTCTCAGGTACGAGATATTTGTTATATTTTTTCATATTTTTAAATATTATGAGGTAAAGGTATCAACAATTTCTTGGGTAGGCACGTTTAACTTATTTAGTGCTTCACGTAATCCCATACGTTGACCTAGTTTATTAGTTTTAGCATAACCTTTTTCCATTCTATATTTACCGTTTTTTTCAATAACGTGGGGTAATAATGATTTATCAGTTACCCATCCATAAGTCATATTAACTGAACCCATAGATAAACCATAAGCACAACCATTATCTATATTATATGTTCGGGCTAATGAATAACCATTACCATAATATTCTCCGTATATTGGGTGATAAAATGTTTTTATAGTTTCA